TTCTTGAGCAGACCAGTCAGCTCCGCATCGGTGATGACAGTAGGAGCGGGCATTGGAAGTGTGTGCTAAAAGTTAACGAAGGGACGAGAGGATTTCCGACATAGCGGAATCCAGCGCGTCGTCAATGGTCGACGGCTTGGCCGTCTTGGGCTTCGCAGGGGTGGCACCGGCACGACCCACGGGCTTGGTGGCCTGCCCCACCGCCCGCTTGGCCTTCTGCGCTTCGACTTGCGCCTTGGCGACGGCTTGCTGCGCCTGCTCCAGCTGCGGAGAGGTAGCAGGTTCGCTACGCCGGGCATGGGTCATCTGCGCCCAGATGGCCAGATCGTTCACGATGTACTGCCGAGCGGCATCAAACTGTGACGCCGGGAGATAGGGCTGGCCATTCGGCCCCACCTGGGCGTGCAGTTGCATGGCATACGCCATCCGCTCTTCCAATTCGGCGGGAGTGACGCTCGGCAGGGCATCCGCAATCAAGCGAATGGCTGGCGACACCTCACTCTCGTAAAACGCTTGTCCCTGCCGGCTGATGTCTGCCAGCTGAGACTGGACCTTCAGGTGCTGAATCTCGCGTTCCGCCCGCTCGGCACGCCGCTCGGGGGAGTTTTCCTGCTGATACGCCTCACGAACGGAGAGAAAGAAGTCCTCGTCGGAGAGAATTCGCTCCAACTGGGCCTCCCGCTCGTCAATCAGCTTGGTCAGCTCGTCGCGTTCCTGCTGCAACTGGAGCGCCTGCTGCTCGGACTGGCGAACTTTCTGCTCACGTTCCTCGTTATATACGCCAAACTGCGCCAACTTGACGACCTGATCAAGCCGATCCTGCCGGACCTTGCCATTCGCCTTGTACTCGACGATGAGGGCGGGGATTTCGACCTCGCCATCCGCGTCCTTGAGCGTAAACTCGGTCGCCAGCTTGTCTGCGACCACCGGAACGGCCACATACCCATCGGGAAGCACGGGGGACGGCTCTGCGTCCTCCGTCGTGTCCGGTTCGGCGTCTTCCGTGCTTGCCGTGGCCGCGTCATCCGTCTCCGCGGTGACGGTCGGCGCGGTGTCCGTCAGTGTTTCGTCTGCGTCCTGCGGTTCAGCGGGTTCCTGCGGCGCTTTGGGGGCAGCGACCGGCGTTGGTGCCGGCATCGCGGCCTCCACGGCTTCCGTGAGGGCTTGCTGAATGTCCATCGGCTACGACTCCTAGGATTGGCGGGCCAGTATATCGGCTTGCCGTGCGGCAACCTCGGCTTCTGGCGCCCCGGCGAGCCCCTGCTGGAGCATCGGTGCGACGCCAATCGGTGGGTTGCCGGACGCCAGCGGTAGCTGTCCCGGCGCGAGAGAGGGCACACTAGCGGCGCTAGGGCCAGCCGAGGGGCCGGCCGCCATCGGCGGCGCACCACCCCCCTGCTTCTGCATGGCCTGATTGGCCAAAGCCGTCCACCGCTCCTGCGCGGCGGCAATAATCATCGGATCCAAGTCGTCCTGCAGCAGAATCTCTCGCTCCAGCACGTCCTGATGAATCGCTTCGTTGTCCTGCCACCGCATCTCGGGGGCCGGCGTCCCCATCCGAATCGCGTCGGCCACCCGCTTGGCCCGCGCTTCCTGATCCTCATCCGGGGTCGTGATGTCCTTGGCAATCGCAAACATCTGTCGACGCCGGTACTCCTTGATGTCAATCACGCCCGTCTGGAGCCAGTTGTCCAGCAGGTAGAGCCGGAAGGCCATCGGCATCGGCATCAGCGTGGACGGCTCGACCTTGACATCCGACTGCCCATCGAAGTCCGTGGTGCTCACGGCCCGGGCCAGGTCCGGCCGGCCCTTGCCGACCGCGCCCAGCGCTCGCGGCACATCGTAGCCCCACGCCATCGCGGCCATCGACACCTTGCACCAATCGGTATAGGCCTGCGCCAGCGCGTTCACGGCGGGGCTGAACACCCGCTCCAGCTGCTCACGGCTGGCGATGATGGCCCGGCCCGACTCGCCCGTGACCTGTCCGCGGCTAACCGCGTTCCAGCCCGAGGCGTCCTCGAAGGCCGTCTTCTCCAGCGCCAGGGCCTCCTTCACGTCATTGCCGACCGAGAAGCCCTGCACCGGCTGGATGGACTCGCCCATCGGGCCCGCGCCGCGAATCTCGATCATCGAGGTCACGCCACCCATAAACGTCTCGGTGGCAATGGCATTGGGCCATCGGCCCCGCGCCACGAATCTCGATCATCGAGGTCACGCCACCCATAAACGTCTCGGTGGCAATGGCATTGGGGCGCGTCAGGAACCGGCCACCCGCGTTGACGCGGATGTTCTCAACCCACTTGGACAGCAGCGCGTTCACACGCATCTGGTGGTCAATCCACTGCTCCATCACGGGCCGCGGATAGTAGGACGGATCCGAGGAGCCGTCCCGCACGGCCACAACCGGAATCGCGTTCCAGAGGAGCGGCGCCGGACCAAAGACGACCTTATCGCCCACGACGATGAGATGCAGGCCCTCCGGGAGGGCATCCGGGTGCGGCGCGACATAGACCGTGAACCGCTCGGTCACGTCCTCGTCGCGGAGCCGCTGGCCCTCACCAATCGTGGTCTGCGTCAGCACCCACGCGCCGATGCCCTCCGAGCCGGAGTAGGTCGGCTGGTTGCCCGTCAGCATCGTGGTATCGGCGGCATCCAGCCCCGTCACGCCGTAGCGGAACGCGGCCTCGGCTCGGCTGATGACCTCACGAATCACGACCCAGTGCGGCGCCTGCGTGGCCGTCGCGTTCGGGCTGACCCGGACCTGCTCGACGCGGAGCGTCTGACAGCCGATGTCGCCCAGCGGCTTCTTCTGGCCGGGCATCTCCCCCAGCCGCTCGTCCCACGGCCCACGATCTGGGTCCCAGAACATGTGCCAGAAGCTCACGCCATCCGTCTGCGCCCAGAAGGCGGCCTCACGGGAGAGCCGCGGCATCTGCTGCTGGTCGTGCTGATACTCCAGCGACAGCTGCTGGGCCTGCGCCTTGCGTTTGTCGTCCGGGTCCTGCGTGGTCGGCGTCACCGAAAAGCCGGGGCGCTGGTCCACGAGAATCTGCAGGCGCTGGTCGAGCGCCTTGTCGATCATGTTATACACGACGCGCGCGGCATCCCGCGGCCGGGCAGGTTCCCGCCACGGCCCCAAGCCGTTGGCCGAAATCCACTGCTGGCCGGCCCGGAAGAGGCGGTTCCGCTCGACCAGGTGCAGGTGCATCTGGACGGCCTCACGCCGCGACTCCCACAGGCCACGGGTCCAGCTCGCCCACGCCGCCATATCCTCGGCGGTGTTCGGATCCGCGCCGGGATAGTCCGCGCCATAGAGGGCGCGTTGCAGCGCGGAGAAGTCTTCCTCCGGCGTCTGCCCCGTCTCCTCGGGCGGATTGGGCGCGACCTGCTCGTTCGGGGCGACCGGATTATTGCTGAACCCGGCCATCGCCCGCTCGAACGCATCGCCCAGCAGTTCGTCCGTATAGGGAATCGTCATGCGTTACCCGGAGGTTATTCGATACGGCCCACGCCAAACGCGGCGCGAACCCGGTTCCAGTCCTTGAGGTCTTCGTAGCGTTCCCGAATGACCCGGAGCACCTCTTCCTGCGCCCAGCTTTCCCGTTCCTGGTTAGCAATCGCCACCAGATCCTCCGGTACGTCGACCGGAGCGGGCGGCAGCGTGGACTCGGGCGGCACGGGCGCAAAGGCCATGGCCACCTCCGCCACACGGTGAATGGCGTAGACCGCCACCGCCGCCCAGAGGAGATGCGCCAGCATTACTGCGCGGCGTACCGGATGGTCACAACCGGCGAGCCGCTCGTGTAGGCTGAGCACCGCGCCCGGAACGCGCTGAAGGCGCCGGTCGACTTCGTCCACGCGCCCACGGCGCTCGTGGTCGAGGCATCGGTGCCCGAGTTGGACGGCGTCATGTTGAACGCGACGTAGTTCGTGCCGTCCACCGACGCCTCGAACGTGATGGTCGCACTTAGCGTGCCCGTGACCTGCACGGCCACAAAGCCGGGCGACGGGAGGCCCGCCACCGAGGCGGCGTCGTTGACCGCGGCGACGGTGACGCTATTGGTCTTGATCAGCGTGGCTGCCATTAGTTCTCCTAGCTAAGAAATTTCAGTTGATTATCACGGGATACATCACACTTGCCACACGCACACTTCTCCTCGAGATACAGTGCGGCAAACCTCAGTAACTCTGGGTCATCTCGAAAATGACCAATACCCATGTTGCACCGCTGACACAACACCCCGCGAATCAATCCAGTTCTGTGGTCGTGATCAATGGCCAATTGTTTTCTATTTTTCTCTGGCTCACCGCAAACCACACACTCAGTAATTTCTCGCAGCTTTTTAATCTTGTACTTCTCTTCTGGGTTTACTCCTGGAGGAGTAGCGTATCGCTTAACATATATTTTGCGACACTCTCGACACCATGAGTCCAGCCCATTTAGCTTGCGTTTATTTTTGACAAAGTACTCAGATGTTTCCGGGTATTCTACCTTGCACTTTGTGCAAGTTAGCAATCCCATTTCCGGCGTGCCTTCCGAAGCCGACTGTTCGGATTCTTCGCCGCCTCCGGAAACATTCGCATCTGGCCCGCACTTCGTCTGCAAAACGCTATCCTCCGCTTTGCTGCTTTAGGTGATTGCGCTGCCTGTTCTTTGCTAACCGGCCGCTTGATGTCGCGCCCTTCGGCACGCAAGCTGGCCCGCCCCTTCTCGTTCAACCCACCCTCAGGATTCTTCCCTTCCGCGCGTTGCCAGGCCGGTGTCTTCGGCATGGGTCAGTCCGCGTACTCGTCCTCAGACTCGCTCTCGGACTCAGACTCTGACGACAGCAGGTCGGCCAGCTCCGCCTTGAGCGCGGCCATCTCGGCGCGAATCTCCGCGACGCGGGCAGCGTCCTGCTTGGAGAGCTTCGACGTGTCCTCGGCGTCCGACATCGACGGACCGCTGGACGGCTCGCCGTTGGTGCCGTTCTCCTCGGCCATCATCCGCTCATGCTTCCGCATCCGCTCCTGCATCCGCTCCTGCATCGGGCCGGGCTTCGGGGCGCCGATGGCAATCACGACCGTCGGGCCGCCCTTGCGCTTCAGCATCGGCTTGCGCTTGCCGCTGACCTTCTCGGCCACGGCCTCCATGAATCGCTTTTTGCTCGCCATACCGTGTTCCGTTACCAGCCCTCAGCGGGCAGTTGAGAGGAAAAATCGCCAATCTTGATGGCCGACGCTGGCTCCGGGTAGAGCAGCGGGTCGTTGCCGTAGATGGCCGGCTTCACATAGGGATCCGGCGTCACGACCTGCACGCGGTCCCAGCCGTGAAGGGCCAGCCCCAGCGCCATGACGCCGTCGTCGTGGTAGCCCTTCGGGGCCTCGTACTTGACTCCGGTGGCCGTGTAGCTGAACTCAAACGCCTCCAGCTCCGCGGGGAGCCAGCCGGCGGGAATCTGCAACTCGCCCCCCTGAAACGCGGCGATGAGCCGCTGCATCAGGCGGAGCTTGGAGGACTGGGTGAAGACGTGCGGGGTCACACTGACGCCGAGCTGCTGCAGGTCCGAGACGATGGCGTCCCCGACCCCGGTGGCATCGACCACGCACGGCGTGGGCCCCACCATCTCCAAAATTTTTGCCTTGGTAGCGGCCCACGGCAACTGCCAGCGTTCCAAGGTCACCACGCGCCGCCAGGCATCCAGGCCGCAGACCACGGTGTAGTCCACGGAGCGAGCCAGGTCGATGCCGTACACTACGGGCGCCTGCCCATCCTCGACGCCGACCGCCTTGCGGATGGCGTCCAAGCCAAAGGGGTTGGCGCCATCGTCGGTCGGGATGCCCTCGAACTCCTGCTGGAAGATCTCGGGCGGCAGCTCCTTGCGGGCGGCCTCGATCTCCTCGGGCGGGATGTAGGGGTTCTCCAGCGTGCTGGCCCGGAAGCTCTGCCAGTCCGGGTCCTCTCCGCTGTCGCCCCGCGTGAAGAGGGTGACGAACCCGTGCCGCCGGCCCTTGGGGGTGCCGAGGAAGAGGGCGCGTCCGCCAAAGTCTACCAGCGTCGGCCGGATGGCCGCCTGCCAGACTTCCAGCAAGTCCTTTGCAATGCCGGCTTCGTCGATGACGGCCAGCGCGTATTTACGGCCACGGGCCGGGTCTGGGGT